CATCGGGAAGTGCGCCTCGCCCTTGCGGATTCGGCTCCAGTGGCCGGCGTCGATGCCGAGCGACAGATAGACTTCCTTGTCGTCGAGGCCGGAGGCCTGGATCGCCAACGACAGAGCCGCAGAGAAGTTCTTCTGCGCGACGATCAGACCGAATGGAACGCTGGATGATTCAGCAGATCGGGTCAGGGCCAGTTCTCCCTGACCGGCGACCGTCAAAAGATTTGACGCGGTTTGACTGTCGCCTCTGCTCAAAAAAGAAGAGGATGCGGCCATGACTTCACGCCACCTTCGCCGTATCGCCAGCGTCGACTTCCTCGTCGTCGAACACGTCAGGACGGACAACGCGCAGATACATGATCCTTGCGCGAGGGATTCCGTCTGTTCTCCATTGGGAAACGGCTTGATTGGACACATCGCACAGCTCGGCGGTTTTGACCGTACCGCCCAGGCGTTCGATGATCAGATTAGGGTCTTGAGTTTTAGTGTTCATAGAACAATTCAAGCACACTTGATTTGCGCATGTCAAGCAGACTTGAATTGGCTTGCTGTAGGTTGCTGAAATGAACCAGACATTTACCGAGCGAATAAGGAAAGTAATAGAGGCAGCCGAGAGTCGCGGCTACTCTGTTAAGGCAATCGCCAAGGCTTGCGGAATATCGAACAAGGCCGTCTATCAGTGGATAAGCGGAGATTCCCAGTCAATCAAAGGGATTCCGCTTGTTGAGCTGGCAGACCTTTCCGGATACTCGGCAAAGTGGATAGCCACCGGCAAAGGGAAAAAGTTTGGCCTGTCAGAGGATGAAGAGCTTGTCCTGACCGGGTTCGGACTGATGGGCGAAGAGTTGCGCGCGAGCTGGATAACCCTGGCAGAAAGCTACATAAAATCTGCGGATGACAAAACAAAGGCCGCGTGATTTCAATGGCAGAATGGCGGCAGCGTAGTATGCAGACTACATTCGGATATGACAATTAAGCGAAAGATATAGAGCAATGCAATGGATCGTCGTCAATCTCTTCCTGCTGCTTCTGATCGGCGTTGGAGCCGGGACATTCTTCGTGCTTGGCTCTGGCGTCAAGGCGATGAACCTGGACAGCGATGTCGAGCCGTACTTCCTGGCTGTCGTCGCCGTCGCCTCGATCTTCGCAAGCTACTACACCGGCAAGTTCCTGCACGATCTGGCCGATGGCTGTTACAGACGCAAGAAGTAGATCACTCAAAGGAGGTTTCGACATGAAGATCGCAGCAGCTATCGCACTTGTAGCCCTGTCGGCGTCAGCATTCGCCGATGATTGGAAGCCTCTTGAAACAGTTGATCAGGCCAGGCAGCGCCAGTCGGCAGAAAACTACGAGACATATCGCAACCGAGGGAACGAAGCACCTCTCGGCGGTTATAACCAGCCGCTCGGGAGCCCTTCTGTTCCTGGGGTTGAGCGCCCGGGTTATGTTGCTCCGGCACCGATCTATCAGCCATCAGCTCCGGCAGCGCCGCAACCATACCAAGGGGGCGACTGGCGTCGCGGACTCAGGTAGGCGAAAGCGCAGCTAAACCACAGACCCGCTTCGGCGGGTTTTTTGTTGCCATGAAAATATTTTTCAAGCACGCTTGACTATTCTGATTCAAGTGTGCTTTACTTCGTATCGTGATGTCAGTCATCGAAAAACGAACGGAGGCAAGCATGTTAAGTTGTTCGATAACGTTCATTTAGTCCGGATTGCGACCGCCCATATTCGAATAATGGGGTGCCATGACCAACAACCCAGAGGGGTAAATCATGGCAGCAACCATCCTGCGGCTTCCGACCATCCAGGCAGAAACCGGACTTTCCCGTAGCACGATCTATCTACGCGTTTCCCAAGGGCTGTGGCCCAAGCCCGTGAGCCTGGGGGCGCGTGCCGTCGGCTGGCCGGCGGATGAAGTCGCGGCGCTGAATGCCGCACGCATCGCAGGCAAGGGCGATGACGAAATCCGGGGGATCGTGGCGAAGCTGGAAGCTGCCCGCGCTTCGGCGGCATGAACGGGGGCCGCCATGACCACAAAAGACAAGGGCCGCGACCGCTGGCACGGCGCGACCCCAAGCACATCTGACATTCGCAATTCTATCGGCATCGCGGTTTGGAATCTGGCCTATTCGCTTGAAGAAGCGCGGCAACGCTACGCCGACCGGCGGCAACTGCTGAGGCAGGCGGGCGCGTGCATTGGCCTAGCCATCCTGCGGCTGGTAGGAGTGCGCCATGCGTGACGCCATTGAGCAATTCCGCGAGGCGATCCGCGCTGCTGGCCTGACCCCGCCTGACGAAATCGAGGCCGACGGCAAGCTGCGGCGCTTCGCCAGCAACGGCAAGAAGGCCGATGATGCCGGCTGGTATCTGCTGCACGGCGACGGCATTCCCGCCGGGAGCTTCGGCGATTGGCGCACCGGGTTTTCGCAGACCTGGCGGGCGGACATAGGCCGCGCCCTGACACCTGCCGAGGAAGCGGAACACAAAGCCAAGGCGGACGCCATGCGACAGGAACGCAAGGCCGAGGAAGCCAAACGCAAGGCCGAAGCGCGGGAGAAAGCAAGCCTGATCTGGGCAGAGGCTACCCCGTGCAACGGGCATCCCTACCTTGAGCGCAAGAACATCGGCGCGAATGGGGCGCGGCTCTACAAGGGGGCGCTGGTGATACCGATGCGGGTAGGCAATGCGGTGCACTCGCTGCAATTCATTTCCGCCGATGGTGAAAAGCGGTTCCTGACTGGCGGACGCGTGGCCGGGTGCTATTGCAGCATCGGCAGTCCGAAGGATGCGGCGGCGCTGTGCATCGCCGAAGGCTTTGCGACCGGGGCGACCATCCATGAGGCGACCGGCTTCCCCGTGGCCGTGGCCTTCAATGCCGGCAACCTGGGCGCGGTGGCGAAGGCGATGCGCGACAAGTTCCCCGACCTGCCGCTGATCCTGTGCGCGGATGACGATTGCCGCACCGAGGGGAATCCGGGCATGACCAAGTCGACCGAGGCTGCGCGATCCGTCGGCGCGTTGCTGGCGGTTCCCGACTTCGGCGCGAATCGACCGGAAGGGGCAACGGACTTCAACGACATGGCGGCAACCGTCGGCATGGGGGCGGTGCGGCAACTGATCTGCAATCTTGCCGATTCTGTTGGTAGTCATTCATTTTCTGAGGTTTCAGGGGTTTCAGGGGTGCAACCCAGCAACGACGGGCCTTTTACTGATACCCCGAATCAATCCGACGGGGTTTCAGGGGTTGCAGATTCGGGGGCGAGCGCCATCCCTGACGCATCCGACCGCCCGACATTCCGCGTGCTGGATGCTTGGCAGGAACACGGCGGGCAGAAGTTCAAGCCTGGGCTGTGGCACTTCGGCGCGGACAAGGACGGCAACCCGGTCAACGTCTGGGTATGCTCCCCGCTGCATGTCGAAGCCGTGACCCATGACGGGCAGGCCAATAACTTCGGGCGCTTGCTGCGGTTCATGAATTCCCTGGGGCACTGGCGCGAATGGGCCATGCCGATGGAACTGCTGGCCGGCGACGGGGCGATCCTGCGGGCGGAACTGCTGGCGATGGGGGCGGGTATCGCGCCGACGAATAGCGCCCGGAATCTGCTGGCGACCTACTTGCAGGAAAAGACGCCGAAGCGGCGCGTGCACTGTGCGCTGCAAGTCGGATGGTGCGGGGATTCCTTCGTTCTGCCGGATGCCGTAATCGGATCGAGGGCGGCGGGTGTGATCTTCCAATCCGGCGAGCGGGGGCACGATGAGTTCACGCGGGACGGGACGCTGGCCGGCTGGCAGGAAGGCATCGCGGCGCGGGCGGTAGGTAATCCGCTGTTGGTGCTGGCCTTGTCGGCGGCATTCGCGGGGCCGCTGCTGGCGCGGTGCAATGCCGAGGGCGGCGGGGTGCATTACGTCGGCGATTCATCCACGGGCAAAACAACCGCCATCGAGGCGGCGTGTTCCGTCTGGGGCGGGACGAACTACCGCCGAAGCTGGCGGGCCACAGCCAACGGGATGGAAGGCGCGGCGGCGTTGTTCAATGATGGCCTGCTGGCCTTGGACGAAATCAGCGAGGCTGATCCGCGCGAAGTCGGGGCCATCGTCTACGCCCTGGGCAACGGGCGCGGCAAGCAACGGGCAGGACGGACGGGGACGGCGCGGGCCGTGGTGCGCTGGCGTTGCTTCGTGCTGTCGAGTGGCGAGCGCACCATCGGGACAACGATGCAGGAAGGCGGGCACCGGGCCAAGGCGGGGCAGTCCGTGCGGATGCTGGATATTCCAGCGGCGCGGGCCTTCGGGGCATGGGATACCTTGCACGGCTTGCCGAGCGGCACGGCGTTTTCCGATGCGATCAAGCGGGCGGCAACGATTCACCACGGGCACGCGGGGCGGGCTTTCCTTGAAAAGTTGACACGGGACGGGCAGGACTTCTGCGCCCTGCTGGAACAGATCAAGGCATTGCCGGAGTTTGCCGCCGAAGGAAGCGAGGGACAGGAACGGCGGGCGGCGGGGCGCTTCGCCCTGCTGGCGTTGGCTGGCGAAGTGGCGACCGGCTACGGGCTGACGGGCTGGCCTGCCGGGGAGGCGATCCAGGCGGCGGGAGAGGGTTTCAAGGCATGGCGATCCTTGCGCGGTGGCGAAGCCGGCAACGATGAGCGGCGGCAGATCATTGACCGGGTTTCGGCTTTCATCGAGCGGCACGGGGATTCGCGTTTCTCCGACATGGACAAGGCCGACGAGTCACACATTCAGAATCGGGCCGGATGGTGGCGGGATACCGCCGAGGGCCGGGAATACCTGTTCAACGGCGACGGGTTGCGCGAGGCGCTGAAAGGGTTTGACTTCATGCGGGGGTGTGATGCGCTGATTGAAGTCGGGGCATTGCCGAAGCGAGATGCAGGCGGCAAGCCGTCAAGGTTTGTCCGGGTTCGAGGTTCAGGGATGAGGCTTTACCCAATCAACGCCAACAAGCTGGGGCAGGATCATGGCGCTTGATGCCCTGCTGGCGTACTTGGAGCGGCGGCGGGCTGAAACCCCTGATACCCCTGAAATAAGGCATGGGGTATCAGCGAAACCCGCACCAATACAGGCTTGCACCCCTGAAACCCCTGATACCCCGCAAAACAACAATGACCCAAGCGAAACGGCAAAAGTCGGCGCTGGCGGGACGGCGGTAGAACCATTCGACCGCGAAGCCTTCGGGGAACGGGCTGGCATTGCTGAGTTCGACGGCGGGCTGAGTCGGGAGGATGCCGAGCGGCTGGCATGGCAGGAAGATGACCGGCGGCGCTGTACTGAATGCGGCAACCTGACCCATGCGGGCGTTTGTCGTATCGCGGCACCTGGCGCAACGGTATCGGCGAATCGAGGCTATCGGCCAGATCAAAGCCGATTGGTGCGGTGCGCGGGGTTCAGGGGGCGGAAGCCGTGACGCGCATCGAGGTTGCCGCGATCCGCAAGGCGGACGGCGCGGAAGTTCGCGTTACCGTGCAGGGCTACAAGGGCCGGCGCGTGGTGGACGTGCGCGTGTGGTATCAGCCAGCGGCAGGCGGGGACTTCGTGCCGACCCGGAAGGGTATTACCGTGGATGCCGACAAGCTGCCGGCGCTGGCCGAGGCGATTGCAAGCGCGATGAGGCTGACGGATGCGGGTTGATTGGTTCCGCCTGATGGTTGAGATATGCGGGCGCGGGCACAGCATCTATTCGATTGCTGACGCCATTGACGTGCCCCGGACTACTGTCATGAACTGGCGGGCAGGGGCGGAACCGAAATACTCGGACGGGGTGGCGCTGATGGAACTGTGGCGGCAGACCATGAGCAATCCGCCGATGATTGATGGGACGGTGAGGAACCGGCAACTTGGGAAGTAGGCAATGCCGCGCTGTGCTTGGTGGGCGTGGCGTAGGTGTCCTATACTGAAGGCCTGCCCCAAGCTGGTGCCAGGCAATAAATTGGCAACGAGTACCTCTTTCAGAAGCGCGCGACGTGTCAGAGGAAAAGACCGGTAGACGGGAGCGATAGATCAGGCGGTCGTGCATTCCCTACCTCTTTACGATAAGGCGTCCCGATATTCTCGGGGCCAATCCCGCGTCCCCTTCGCGCGCCCGCGCATTTCTATATAGGGCGATTCGGGGCAAAATCGTGGGTGACATGCACGGGGCGTGTCCAAGTTTGTGTCCAAGCGGGAGGAACGAAAAATGCGAAATGAGCAATGGCAAGCCTTCCCGATTGTTTCCTAGCTTCTGCATCGAAGTGATGAAAGTCGGCGCTGGCGGGACGGCATATCCATGATCGAATTCGATCCGATTTGGCTCACCCTGCTCATTGCAGCCGTATTCGCCGGCTTCGTCGACGCAGTGGCGGGCGGCGGCGGGTTG